TATTACGGAAGTTCTGACGAACTTAAACAAGACATTAGAGGAATTGGTAGAGATAATTTCAAAAGAGAGATCTTGAGTCTTCATACAACACTTGGTAAAGTTAACTACGAAGAGACAAAACAATTATTTTTAAACAATGTGTTAATGGAGGCTCTTGACGATGGGACACCAAAGTACTATAATAGCAACATATTAGGACGCTATATGCGTAAAGATTATGGACAGTTTTACGAAAAATCTAAGGACGACATATGATTGGTCAATAGACCGAATGAACGAACTATGCACTGATGGTGATATTGAACAACTAAAAGATGCAGTATCAATTCGTCAAGAGTTTGCAGAGTGGTTACTTAGAGAAGATAAAAGTGTCAATCACGATATCGTTTCTCTTGAATATATGGGAGAGGGTAGCGAGTATGATATATAATTTAATTAAATAGTATTATGTTACAGAAAATTGTAAATGGAATCGCTATTGCAAGTGGTGTTGTATCTCTCACCGTTGTTGGTCTTGGCGGTTACGTATTCATACGCAAGGATGCGATTATCGATAGCGTCAAAGGCAAGGTAATGGAAGCAGTCACCGAAAAACTTGGTGGTCTTGGAGATTTAGGTGGTGGGTTAGGTCTACCTGCACCATCTAATCCTGTTGCAACACCAGACGCTGCAGAACCAACTTCACCTATACCATTCGGTTTTTAAGGGTTAAGTGTCTATATATAATATAGACATTCTGATCCCATGGCTGAAGCAGTTAAAAAAGAAGAAGTAAAATCTAAAGGTCCTCTAGGCAAACTAAAAGATGCGGTGGACGATAAAGACGAACAGATGGCAATCCTGAGTACTTTTGTAAGACTTGGGATTTTAATCTGGGCAGGTGGAATATTAACATTAAATTACGTTCAATTTCCTGGTATGGGAGAACAGGATAAGATCGATCCAACTTTTATAGCTTCGGTTTTCACAGGAGTTTTAGCTACTTTTGGGGTCGAAGCGGGACAAAAGAAAAAGAATGCAGCATCATCTGGTGGTGGAGCAAATATATCAAAGAAAGATATGGAGATGCTTATAGAGAAAGCAACTCAAGCAGCACCTGCACAAACAATAAGATTAGAGCAAGCACCAATGGTTATATCACCTGGCACTCCTCCTAAGAAAGCATAATGGAAAAGAAAGAAGTGAAATGGGGTAAATGGTTCGCCTTGGGATTGGGTGGACTTATTGGAATATCTCACATTGGTATGATAGGTTCTTTATCAAATCGTCAAAGTAAATTGCCAAGTATCAACCTACCAGTTGGTCCTTATACATCATACAAAGCAGATGTTAGTCATAATGGATATTACATAGAATATAAAGCAAACGATCCAAAAGTAATGCGTGTGGAAAGGGATAGCAATACTAAAGGTGGGTTTCTTGGGTTGGCTAACAACAAAGTTAAAACGATTGAACAGTACACAATGGACGGTTCAATTCACAATAAACCAATCACAGTTAAAGAAGGAAACGGAAAATCAGAAGCTTGCATCAAAGCAATCGGAGGTGCAGAAGGAACAGGAAGACTCGTGGGTTCCAGTATTGGTACTGCTGCTGCTCCTGCTCTCTCTAATATTCCCTTTGTTGGTTGGGTTGCTGCTGGTTGGGTAACAATGTTTAGTGGAAATCAAGGTGCAGAAATAGGTGGAAGTATGGCAGAAAGTATGAGTGAAGACTGTTAGTGAGTCCACACATTGATGCGTAATTATACCTAGTGTGTTATTATAAATAATAACGTACTGGAGTTGAAACTATCATGTCCCATTACACACTTGGTTGGCACGACCAACAACAAAAACACTACGAAATAAGCGAATATGCAAATGATGCATTTGAAGCTGTAAAAAATGCCAGAGAGGATGTTCCGTATCTACGGGAACATCCTTTTTCTTTGGACTCAATTAAGGAGATTAAATGAAAAATTTTGTACATTGGACAACAAGATGTATGGTAGCAACACTGATTGTTGTCTCATGCATTCTACTAGGTGGCACAGCATACGCAGCAGAAGTCACTATGGGTTCTGGAGGTAATCTAATCTTTGAACCAAACGAGATCACCATCAAAGCAGGTGATACAATTACATTTGTGAATGGTGAACTACCACCTCATAATATGATTGTTAAAGACCACCCCGAACTATCGCATTCAGACCTGGCTTTTATGGGTGGGGAAAGTTTCGAGGTTACTTTCCCAGAGTCTGGAGAGTATGAGTTTCAATGTGATCCTCATGCAGGTGCAGGAATGAAAGGAGTTATTCACGTCGAATGAAAAAATTTAACACTTGGGTGCTAGACACCACAATTTACATCATTGATTTTCTTTACAGAGGTAGAGACTTTCAAAGATTCTGGGTTCTTGAAGTAATTGCAAGAGCACCATACTTCTCATTCATAAGTGTATTACATTTCCGCGAAAGTCTTGGACTTCGAGGAGAAGATCACATATACTTAATGAAAGAACACTTCTATCAGGCATTAAATGAAACAGAACATTTGGAAGAGATGGAACTTAGGGAAGGCAATAAATATTGGATCGACAGGTTCTTTGCCAAGCATCTTGTTCTACTTTATTATTGGATCATGGTTGGGTATTATTTCATTGATCCTATTAATGCTTATGACATCAACATGAAGATTGAGCAACATGCATATGAAACTTACACTAAGTATCTTGCATGGAATCCTTTAGATACAAAGATTGCAGAGATAGCAGATGATGAACTAGCACATGCTAGAGAACTTCACAAAGCAATGTTGATGATCACATGATTATTCATGCAGCAGTTTATATCACAATGTTCACATTACTCATACTAGCATTTGGATTTTTTGACCCATGATTGTCTGGAGTATCATATGGATGGTAACACTACTTGTTATGGCAGTTACAACTGTGATATACTACATAATGAGATATGACCTTTACCACCCAAACGATTAATGCTTTCTGCTTTACTTTTCAGTTCTAGTTTTCTTAACTTTATATTCTACATCTATGCAATAGGATTTGTAATTGCATTAGTTTTAGAACAATGGTTAAAATTTAGACCTTTATCTGTTGACTCAACAATGAATGAGAGAAACATGTTTATTGTACAGAGCAACAGAAAGTATCTCTGGAGACAGACTTGGGTAATTAATATCAATTGGTTTGCATGTAATGTGGGATTGTATTTTATCTCAAGAAATATGCAAACACCTGTGGATACATTCTGGGATGGTGCATTTTGATTAAGTATTTGGCAATACCATTAATATTAGTTGGTTGTACAGCACCAGTTACACATCCACCTGCAGAGGCATGTAGTCCTCGCTTGGATGGTGAACCTACCTTTTGTCCTCCTTTTGATGGTGATCTACCACCAAAACCACTTATACCTAAACAAGGAGTAAAGGGTGAGATAGATGTATGGAATCCACATCACTTGATGAATTTGCAAATGATGTTTGAAAGAAATAAAAAGAGAGAAGATATTGAGAAGAATGCAACAAGACCTTCTGATGCTATAAATAGTGCACTAGATAATTTTTGGGAGAAACAAGATGGGAGCAATGACCCCTCCAAGCAGAAAGAGTTGTTATAACTTTAGAGTTGTATCAGTTGACAAAGTATTAGATGGTGATACAATAGATGTTACTATAGATCTTGGATTTGATCTCTACAAGAAAGAAAGAGTGAGAATTGCAGGTGTTGATACTCCTGAGAAAAGAACAAGAGATTTAGAAGAAAAAGCATTAGGTATAGATGCAACTAATTGGATGAAGGGAAAATTAGAGGATACAATCAATGGAGAAGATGAACTCATTATTAGAACTGAACTCAAAGGTGGCATGGGTAAGTATGGTAGGTTGCTTGGTTGGTTATATGTTGGCGATGATGTGGTATCACTCAATGAACAAATGATTACTGAAGGATATGCATGGGAATATGATGGTGGTACAAAACAGAAAAACTTTGAAGAGCTACGTGAAATACGTAGGTCTTTTGGCACATTAAATGAGGGTTAAACCAATGCAAAAAATTATTAATGGAATCGCTATTTTCTCAGGTGTAGTGGCACTTGGAGTAGTTGGTCTAGGTGGTTATGTCTTTATCAGAAAAGATGCAATCATTGATGGAGTAAAATCTAAAGTAATGGGATCAGTATTAGATTCAGTTACACCTGATCTAGGTGGTATTGCTGGTGATGCTATACCAGACTTTACAGGACCTGCTTCACCATTACCATCAGCACCTGTCTCACCTAAATTCTAAATGACAATACCACTTATCTACATTAAGGGTGTTAGAGTGAGAGATGTAAGAATGAGTGATATAACAGTACCAAATATATTTGTACCAAACTGGCAGTCTCAACAACCAAGTGTTGATCACTTGGTTCCTCCAGTTGTCTTGAACATAGGCAATCCTATTGTGGATATGCCTGGTTGCGTGAAAGCACACCAAGATAATCAGATGCATGTATCTGGTTTACCAAAGGATAAAAATCTTGTAGATCAAGATCCTGACAAGGCAATGATTGTTTGTGATGCAACTGTTCCATCTTATGATGCAATGAACTATGAACCAGACCAGTTGATTATTACAAGAGAGGTTGAACCACCTCCTGTATCTCCTCCACCAGAACCACCAGAAGCAGAAGTTCCTGATACTGGTGATGTTTCTCCAGAGGAAGAGGTTCTTTGTCCTGCACCAAATCAACCTAGAGTGGGTGACTTAACTCAGAAAGGTGATGAGAGAGTAATTGGTCATGAGATACAAATTGTAGAAGGAAGAGAAACCTGTGTGGTATTATATGAGGACACTACACTAGCAGAGAAACTACTCCCATCTACAAATCAAGTCACAACCACTACAGCAATAGCAGTGGTAGCGACTGCTGCCGCAGCAGCAACACCTATATTATTAAGGGTAGTAAAACCTATAATTACAAAAGTATGGAAGACCATACAAAAGAAATTTGGTAAGAAGATAGATAAACCTTCTCGTTCAGACGTTATG